TTTTTTCATACTTTACATCGTAAGGTGAAGAATAGTCTGTTTCAATTTTTTGTTCTGTATCAACTTTTGCTGGAACAACCTTTTTCTTTTTCTCTAATTTTTTATATTCGTTTCCTTGTTGCAGTCCCCTCTCCAATAAGGTTAAATTTTCTTTATTAGATTTATCTTTATCCATTGTCTCAATGTATTTTTCTAAAAGGGTTAAATCTTTATCCTTTTTAGGTTTAGATTTTAACTTATCCAACATAGATTTACTCATTATATATTATATCTACATTTTATTTTATTTAATAAAATATTAATTTCATTTTTATCATTTTTATCTGTATCATTATGTTCTATATAATTTCTTATTTTATTTAATATATTTATTGTTTCACTTACAATAACTTTATTCTTACTATCAACATATTGACATACAAGACATTCATCTTTTTTTGAAAGAAATAATTCAACTTGTAATTCAATAGTAGATTTACAAATTTTACAATATCTAAATTCCATATATATAATTATATCTATATATTTATTTTTTATTTAAATTAATATGTTTCATCATATAATTAACCTGAATTCTATTCATCAAGTTATTATATTTATCTTCATTACCTAACACCACATTATGAGCAGAATTCTTTACAATTTTTCTAAATGAGTTGCAAAGCACATACGCTTCTTTGGTTGTATAGATTTGTTCAAAGAATTTAACTTCATTTCCACTTTCAATAGCATTAGCAGTATTAGATTGATAAAAGTTATGAACATCTTCCTCAATATCATCTTTAATAAAATATTTAACTTCATCATAAGCAGGAACATCACCTTTTGCTTTATGTTTAATTGTTTTCTTATCAATGAAGTCTTCTTCCAATGTTAATAATTGAGCAGAACCATTCAAACCTTTAAATCTAAATTTACTATGACCATCTACATCATATAACCAAGATTTCTTTTCCAAACAATAGAAAGTATATTTATCACCAACCATATCTTCTAACTCATCTTCAAAAGCACCAAATACTTTTGAACCGTGTTCATAAATTTTATGGTTCTTATATCTTTCATCAATATCTTCAACTTCTTTCCAATGTGGAACTTGGACATTATTTTCATCAACCCATTTTTTCCATTCAACAAATTTTGAGTATCTAAATTTAGATGCATCAGTATCAGTATATAATAGTTGGTCTAAACCAACTTTACTATATGAATGTTCATACATATATCTTTTTGCGTAATCATAAATAAGAACACCAAGATAAATAGGTCTTTGTTGTTTTTTACATAATGCTTCACCATCAACTTCATAAGTGATGAATAATTTATTTCCAATAGCATTGATGAAATTAATTGATTGTGCTTTATCTTTAATTTTTTCATATTCTGCAACAGAATTAATATCTTGTGTTTTTTCTGTATGTAATCCTTCAATAACCTTACCTGATAAAGAGTTCATTAAAAGTTTTAATGTTTCTCTTAAAGCAGGATTATATTTTGCTTTTTCTTCAGCAACCTTACTTGATTTTAAAGTATCTTGTTCATTCTTTGCTTTCATAAAATCTAATAAAAAGTCAAACATATCACAAGATTTTTTCTTATCAGGAAAAGTAAAACCATTTTTAATGACAACCTTACAATTAAATTTTTTCAATAAACCAATCATAACATTAGAGATTAAATAGTTTTCAAGAACACCATCATAACCCCAATCATTTTCAATTTCGGTTTTCTTTGCGTAAATATTAGGTAAATTCATACCTTTTAAATTTCTTTGGTCAATATCACAATAATAAAATCCAATAACATCATCACCTTGATATTTATCAACAAGTTTTAATTCTTTACCTGTAGGATAATAACAATTTAATACAGACATAACAAATGGATATAATGAGCAAACATCAGTAGATACTAATCTTTCTTGAACTTTTTGAACACCATTGAATAATTCAACTCTACCTGCAATTTTAGATTTTTGTAAATCAGTATATTGTTCATAAGTTAATTTAGGTAATTCAAATCCTTTTTGTTTTTTACTGTCTTCAAAAACTTTGTAGATTAATGAACCAACAGTTTTAATATTATGTAATTCACCAGCATAGATTTCAGTTGCTTTTATTTCTCTTAATGCTCTTCTATATTTACAGAATAAAACAGCAGTTGCTAATACATCATATTCATTGTATTCTTTTAATTCTTCATTATTAGTAATAAATTCAATCAATTTATCTTCAGCAAATAATAATTGTGCTTTATTATGGTCAAATGATTTTTTAGCACAAGATTTAATTTTAAAACTTTCACAATTTGCTTTTAATGAACCCATAAGATGTTTATGAATATCAAAAGTGTTATGTCTTCCACACATATAAAAATTTAACAATTGAGAACCGTTATAAAATATATCACTAACTGAAAATTCATCAATAGGATTATTTTCGTGATGTTTGAGTAATGCGTCTAAAAAGATAAAGTTATCAAAATTAGCATTATTAAATCCAACAAATACAAATGCTTTATCTGCTTGGTTTTCAATAATCCATTTAATAAATTTTTCACTACAATCAAATCCTAAAAATGTTTTACAATTATTCTTTCTAATTTCTGCAATCTTTTCCATATCACCTTTTTCATCAGCAGTAGTTAATTCTTCTAATTGTTGATTATTTAAATTTAATATAGATAAAGAATATTCACGCATACAAGATGATTTATCAAAATCAATTACAGTTTCATAATCAAAAATAATAAATCTTGTTTCAACAGGGTTTTCAGGATGTGCTTTTGAGTTTTCATTTAATTGTCTTGGTGTAAAAATAATTCTATCACCTTTGATAACCTTAAAACAATTATTAATATAAACATCATCACACATTTCAATTGCGTTATCTTTAATAACATCAAAATGACTATTGAATTCATCATATATAATAGTATAATCTGCTTTTGCTCTTTTCATTTGTAAATCTTCACTTTCTTCATCAACAACTTTATATTCGTGTAAATAAACAATTTCAATATCAGTTTTGATATTTAATGTAGAGCAAATATTTTTTCTTTCTTCACCTTTTTTATCTTTAATCATCTTAACAATTTTACCATTATCTTCAATGATTTTAGTTAAATTTTTCTTGATTAAAAATGAGTTGCAAATAACATCAATCTTTAAATCATTTTTACTAATATAATTAATTAAATTTTGAACATCTCTTAATTCAGCAATATCACCAGTATATTTAACACCACAATGTTTTAAGCATTGGAAGGCACAATCTTTATTACCAAATTCTTTTTTGGTTTTATTATTAACTGATTTACTTTCTTCAATTCCAACAGTTTTAAACATCATACTATCACTTGAACCATTACCAGCAATTTTTGTTTGTGCTAAAGCAAAGTTGGTTAAAATGATTTCATCTTCTTCCATATTAATAGCATCACTACCAGCAACATTACCACCAGCAATAGCATCAATACGGTCTTTAAAATCTTGGAAACTTCCTAAATCACCAGCAGGAATACTGATTGCTCTCACTTTATTACCGCTTTCTCTATTTCTTAAAAATAAAGAAACTGATGTAAATGGTTGTCCATTAACACCTGCTTGTAATTGAGTGATAACATTTTGATATAATTGTTCTAATGTATCAACATTAGTGTATGTAAAAGCATATTTAGTAAAGAATTTAACTTTATCAAGTAATTTCTTACTAACAAATTGATTTCTATTAACTGCTTGTGCTAAAACATTTTTCTTTTGTGTTTTTGCTTGAGCAAGTTGTTCTTTTGCTTTTTTAATTTTAGTTAATGTTAATCTTTTCTTTTCAGGAATATTATTTTTTGGGTTTGGTGTTTGTTGAGCAAATGTGGTTTTGATAGTATCAAGTTCTGCAATGATTTTCTTTAAACTATCCTTTCTATCTTTCAATAAAATTTTATCGTAGTAAGCATCATAAGTGCGTCTATGTAAGTCGTGGATTAATCCTCTTAACTTCTCAAAAGCAGTGTTTCGTAATTTTTCTCTTTCGCTAATTCTGGGCATTTCTATATATACTATATTAGATATTTTTTTTTTAAATAGTTTTAATTAAATTAAATTAATTTATATATTCTAAATAATTTTTTAAATATTCCTAAATATTTAAAAAATCCTTATAATAAAATTTTCTTATATATTTTTTTCTAAACTTCTAAATCTTTATTTTCTGTGTTATCAAAAACCTGAATAGCATCGTTTGCTACATTCTTTCTTGGTCTGCCTCTTGGTTTGATTTCAACACCTTGTTCTTGTAGTTCTTGTTTTTTCTTAAGTCTATACTTCTCATTATTTTTTCTACTTCTTTCATTAAATTTTTTCTTCCATTCTTCGTCTTTCTTTTTTTCTTCATATAACTTTCTTTGTTGCTCACAATATTTATCAGGATACTTTTCACGATATTTTTGTTGTGCTTTTCTATGTGCTTGTGTATATGTATTTTTCTTTAATACAACAATTGGTTCAATACCATAATCATCTGCTTCAACAGCATCTTTAGGTATAACATCTTTTTCAATTAATTCTTGAATAATATCATTAATGTCTATATCACCAGCAATTAAACCATCCCAATTTGCATCAGGAAAAACAATTCCTTGATTATCTGTTTCTAAATCTTTTTTAGTGATTTCAAACATTTCAGTTGTTCCTAAAGGAGAATATTTCATAAGAAATTCGTCGTTATCTTTTTTAGACACTTTTGCGGTTTTTGAACTAACAGGAGTTGGAGGATAATTATATTCCATTTCTATATATAATATATTTAGATATTATTTTTTTAAATTAATTTTAATTATATTTAATTATTTAAAAATAATTCTATATATTTTTTTCTAAAGTAATTTATATAAATGTATAAAGTTCAAAGTGTAATCATTAAAAAAGTAAATGGGAATGACTTACAAAAATCTGCTAATTGGATTGTGCAGAATGGTTTCCAATTAAAAAAAGTAGATGAAACAAAAAATACTTTTCGTTTCAGGCAATTAAATCCAGCGAATTTAAGAAAAGAAGGATACAATCATTACATAAATAAACCTATATCTAATGATGTTTCATTAATTATTGCTTATAAAAAATAACCTATAATGGTTTAAATAATTTCTTTAATATAGTTAAATTTTTAGATGGATTTGAACTCCATATTTCTAAAAATTTTTCATAATCTTCTAAATATGTTTTACTATGTTTTTTATGTTCTAAAACATAATCACAAGCAATACAATACCATCCACACTGTGTTGAAGGTATAGATTGAATTTGTCTATTATTACAATAAATTGGTTTAAATGGTTTTAAAAATGCTGATGTTTCTTTAGGCATACCTAATCCAAATGGGTCAAAATACAATGCTTTAGCAATAGATACTGATTTTTCATCATCACTATCTTCTTCTCTATCATCATCACTGTATATTTTAGCAAGACACCAATGTGTTCCATCACCATCACCACTATTCTGCATATTAATGTAATAACTACCGATTTTTCTTTCTTGATTAGCGAGTTCATCTTTACTAAAAACACCAACAATGGGTAAATCTAATTTATCACATATTCTTTCAATATCAAAATTTGTAAGCATATTATTATAATATATTTACAAATTAATTTTATACTTTTTTTAATATTTCAGTTTTAATATAGGCATAATCTTTTGTTTCATCAATACCTCTATCTGTTCTTCCACCTTTTCTTATTTGAACATTACCATTATCAATGTCTTTTTTATCATATCTCCAATAATATAAACCATCTTCAAAATTAAAACAAAAATAAACAGGTCTTTTAGTATGAGAACAATAATTTATTTTATTTAATCCTATCATTGTATCAGGATATTTATCGTGATTACATCTTCGTGATTTTAATTCAACATAACAATCTTCACAAGAATAATCAAATACAAACCATTTATCATTAGTCTTTTTTAATTTTTTACAAAATATATCTTTCATTATTTGTAAATGTTCTTGTTCTTTTTCTAATCCAAATTTAATGTCTTCATTTCTTATGTCTTCATCAATATTTGAATAATCACTTGTTTGGACATCTTCTTCATCACTTAAAAAAGGGTCTTTTTCAACAACAGGAGAGGGTTTAGCAACGGACTTTGCAACTTTAGAACTCTTAACTTTAGAACTCATATTTACTATATATTATAGTATTAGAAAATAATTTTTATTTTAACGCAAAATTTAAATATTTCTATATATTTTTTCCTAAAATAAATATTTCTATATATTTTTTTTATCCTGAATTTTTAACCACAAAATTTGTTCCATTACATACACCAGAAATTATAGCATTTCTAACTCGTTTTTCCCATTCAATTCTTTGATGGTATTCATCTATTTCTTTAGAATATTTCCATAAAAAGTATTTTTGTCTTATATAATTAAACATATAATTATATATCACATAAAAAATTTGTTATCATTTAAAATAAACCTGTTCCATATAAACCTGTTCCATATAAACCTTTTCCACCATATCCACAAGATGTTCCACCCATTTGTTTATAATTTGTTGGAATAAAAGGGTTCATAGCAGGACTATCCATTCTTGCATAAGGACTTAATGTCATTTCAGTAGATGATGGTTTAACTCTTGGATTAATAGCAAAATTACTTACAGAAGCATTAGCAACTGCTTCATTATTTAATGTTAATCCACCATAATTCATTCTTAATGCTTGTTTATATGGTGCAGACATTGAAGCAACATCACCACCAACTTTTCTTGGTCTTCCTCTTCCTCTTCTAACACCATATCCAGTTGCTTTTCCAATTTGATTTGCTAACATATCACCAGCAACAGAACCAGCAACACCACCTAATGGATTACCAGCAGTCAATAAATCACCAGCAACACCAGCAAGAGCAGGAATTCCAGCGTGAATTAATGCAGAAGCAGTTTGTTTTCCAGCACTTTCTAAACCAGAAACAATTTGTCTTCCTAATTCAGGTGTAAATGTTTTATTAAAAGCATTAGCAACACCATTCTGTTTAGGGTCAAATGCTTTAGCAACACCGTTTTTCTTTGGGTCAAATGCGTTTCTAAATGCTTTCCCAATATCTATTTTTCCACCAGATTTTTTCATTGCTCTCAATTTCGCCATTTTTTCTTTCATTTCAGCACTTCCTTTTTTAGGTCTTCCTCTTCCTTTTCTAACACCATATCCACCTGTATCTTTAAATGAACCATATTCGTGTTCAATAATATTAGAAACTGCTTGAGGATATTCACCTGCTAATGCTAATTCAGCACTATGTCTATAAGCAGGAGGTAATTTTTGAATGTTTTGGTCTAATGCTTCCAATGCTACTGCGTGAGCATCGTGTTTAAGTGATTTAATTCCGTGATGAACACCACCTTTATCAATAGCATCAGCACCTGCTTTTCCTAAACTATGTCCAATCATTGAACCAACAACAGGATTTCCAGTATAAGCACCAATAGCAGTTCCTATTGCTTCACTTCCGTGTTGGATAACATCTTTTCCTATTTGTTTAGCAATTGGGGATTTTAAAACTTCTTTTCCAACATCATATATTTTCTTACCAACAGTTTTTAATCCTTTCTTTAAAGATGAGAAAAATCCTCTACCGTGTTTTAAAGATGCTTCAACTTCGTGAGGATGCATAGTTAATCTCATTCCTTTACCTTTTTTATATGCTGTAAGTAATTTACGAGCATTTTGAGGTTTTAAGTGAATAACAACATCACCAGCACCACTACCCATTGTTCTGTGAGGAATATTAACAGGTTTTCCTTCAATAAGTTTGTTCATTTGTCCTTGCGATAAAGCAAGTTGATGGGGTATAAATTCTTTTCCAACAACAACCATTTTATATATATTATTAATACAGAAAAAAATAATTTATAATTAATTTAAAATTACAGTTTTTAAATTAATAATTAATAAAATTCATAAAACATCAGTTTTTAAAATATTTCTAAATGTTTATTTATTCAAAAATTCTTGATATTTATATTTACTATATATGTGTTTATTCAATTCTTGCACCAGTAGAAACATCAATTGTAATTTCTCTTTGGAATTCAACAAAGACCATTATGTCAATGATTAATTCACTTGCATTTTGACCAATAATTTGGACAGAACGAGAAACACCTTGCTCACTTGGAAGAACTCTTGAACAATCACCATAATAATATCTGTATAATCTTGCAAACATATCTTCACTGATTAAACCAGATGCTAAACCAGTAGTTAAAGAACCGTTTAATTGATTAGATGATAACAATTGTTCTCTAAATGCTTCAAAATCATAATATTCATTATTCAAGAAAAGATTTACACCAGATACAAGAATGTTGAAGTTAGTAAGCATAATAGGGTCAGGAGTAGCAGGAGATGAAGAGCAAGGATTGAGAACAGATGAAAATGGTAAAGTAGAAGCACCACCAGCAACAGTAGTAGGATTTGATTTGGAAATGAATGGAACAACAAGAACACTCTTAATATTGTTAATACCGTTAGAAACTAAAAAGTTAAAGTTTCCTTTAGCAACATTGTTGAATTGATATTGGAAAATATCTCTGTAAAGCACTTTTCTTGTAGGAGCAAGAGAAAGATATTTACTTTCAGCAAGAGGGTTCATAGTATATACAGGAGCATACAATCTACAAGCAGTTAATGATGATTGACCAGCAGTGTAAGCAGATTGGGCAGAGAATGTATTCTTGAAAATACTAACTGATAAGTTATATGTATCAGCAGGAAGAGGAGAACAACCTTGACCCCATTGAGATGATGCAACCATAAGAGGATTAGTGAGACCACCAATAACATTAACACTATTAATAGTTAATGATGGAGTTGATGCTACAGCACCAGATGCTTCAGTAATAGTTCCTAAAGCAGTTGTGAAATTAACAATAGATTGATTTGTGTTAATATAAAATCTCATAGTAGAACCTTTAAGTAAAGGAGTTTTTTCAAAGAATTCAGCAATATCTTTAAGTCTTAATTTAGCATATACTTTCCAAATTACTGAACCATCTTGAGTTTGTTCAGTTCTATAAGAACGATATACAACATCACAATCAGCACCAGTATTAACAAGATTTTGTCCAAGACCATTAGAAGCACCATCATAACCATACCAACTTTGTCTTGTTCTCATACCTTTATTAACTGCGTTATCATTAAAAATACCAGCAGAAGGATTACCAGCACCATTATATTGGATGGTTGAAACTCCTGTTGCAGATGTTGCTAAAGGAACACCAGCAATACCTGTAGAAGGTAATTGTTGATTAGTAGCAGTATTTTTAGCATAAGCAGGTAAAATAAGGTTAGATGAATACAATTCAGCACAAGCATTGTTAGCAATACCAATACCAAGACCACGACCATTTAAAGTTCCAGTTGCTACAGTAGCATTATTTTGATATGACCAAGAACCAGCACTATCAGGGTAATAACCAATACTTGAACCTTCATTTAAAAGGTCATCTTGAGAAAATGAAGTATGTGCCTTAAAACTTCTAAATACATTCAAAAAAGGAGTTTGCTGAACAATGTTTTGATTGTTAAATTCAACACTCATAGAGTTAATTAAATTCCAAAAACCTGCTTTAAATGCCCAAGAATAATTTGCTAAAGTAGGTGATGCTTGAGGTAAAGACCCAGCAGTTGCAGATGTAAGTTGAACAATGAGGGGCATAAGTATAAAACCTTCACTCCAATTAATCCAACCACCAGCATTGGATAAGGGAGTGCTATCTAAAACAACTTGTGAGGTATAGTTGCCGTTGTTGTTATCATTAACATAAATCCACTTTTTGGAGATGAATTCACTTTGGTCAATTTCGGTGTTGAGACTTTCTTCAAAGACGAGATTATCCATTTATATTATATAATAACATAATAAAAAAATTTTTCTAAATTAATTTTAATTAAATATAAATTTATTAACTTATATTTAAAATATTTTCTAAAGATTTTATTTTTACAAATTGAGAGAAATATATTTTTTTGGTTTGGAAGATTTTACAGAAATATGGTTCATTTTTTGAGTTAAATGTTTTATAGGATTTTGCATTCCTAAATCATTATTAAATACTTCTTCACCAATTCCATAACCTGCAGTTTTACCTCTCATTAATCTCTTAAAGTTTCCATTTCGTGGAACGATTGAAAAACCTGCACCAGTTTTTTGTCTTTTAATTAAATGCATTATATTATATATTATAAGATAATATAATAATTTTTCTTAATATTTTTATATATTTTTTAATATAACATTTCACTTTTATTCTTAATAACTAAAAGTATTAACATATTTGGGTCTTGAAATCTAATTGGATTACCTAAACTATCAACAAATGTAAATGTGAATTGATTGTAAGTTCCATCAGTAATTTTATTAAATGCTAAATCTGCTATTTGATTTGTATATAATGAACCAAATGAAACACCTGTTGGTGTAATAGAATATAATAATTGAGATGGAATACAATAAGTGTTATTCACTAAAGAACATAAACCAAGAAAAGATGGTTGAGGAATAATTTGAGGTGATGTTGAAGAAATAGCACTATATGTTGTAATTTGAGCAGGTGTTTGAGTTTGAGCAGGTGGAACTCCAGCAATTGTTGTATTAGGATAGTTTCCAGCAGTAAATCCAATTAATTGTTGAAATTTAGTTGCAGGAACAACAAACATAGGCATTATATCATTTGTTGGTAGAACCCAAGTTGCTCCAGCAGGTAATGACCAAGAATTTGCTGTTGCTATAGTAGTTGAAATTAAAAATGAATTAATTTGATAAGCATATCTTGATGGATTTACTTGTATATTTAATAAATAAACATTTTGACCTGTTGAAGTAGTTAAATAATGTTTATTAGTAATCATAACAGATTGTAAAAAAGCATTTATTTCTGTTAATTCTAAATAACTATCAGGCATATTCACAACATTTGTTGTTCCATCAACCCATATATAACTAAACTGATTATTTTGATTAGCAGTTGTTATATTGAATACACTATTATACAATGAAACTTGTTGGACAGCAATTAAATCATCTTTAAATTGGACACCACCTTGAGGAAAATTGTAAAGAAATGTTGAATTACCTGAATTTGCTACAATATTGTTTGAATTTAAAATAATTGTTTTAGGCATATTATATTATATAATAACATAATAAAATATTTTTAAATATTAATTTATATTTATTTCTAAATTATACTACACTCAATTCCATTAGAAAATCCATACCTTGCTTCTTATTGATTTTTCCACCTCTCATAAATTTTATTAATAATGCTCTTAATTCCTTAACTAAATTTGCATTGTTATTTCCAGCATCATATTCACCTTTTAACAATTCAAATCTTTGAATTTCCTTATGTTCATCTTCATCAGCATTTGATTTTATACCAAGTTTATTCATAAGATTAGCACCTTTTGCTATTTTAATAAAATGTTGTTGTTCAGGTTTTGTTAAAGTATTAAAATGTTTCTCACTCATTCTACCTGTATCTAACATATCAATAATAAATTCTTTAAAATTGTCTTCAACTTGAACAGGTTTTATTGATGGAATAGAACCACCAGATGGGTATTTAACATTTAAAACATTATCATTTATTAGATGTGGAATATGAATTATATATTTACCAAAGGTTTTAAATCTTGGTTGTTCTTCAACTTCAATTCCTTTTCCAACTTTTATTCTTGTGTGTATGAAACCACCTTTTGAAACTTTTACTTCTTTATCACTTTCACTATCACTTCCATCATCCACTTTCTTTTCAACTTTCAAATGTTTTTTATATGATTTTGATAACTTCTCCATATCTTTGTTATCTTTTTCAAAATGTTTCATAATATTATTAGTTAAACCAAAACCCATTTCAGGCATTTTTCTTTGTGCTGGTATATGTATTGGGTCATAATTTGGAACTGTTGCTAAATATGGGAATTCGGTATCTCTTATAATTTTCTTTGTTTCTTGTAAATCATATCTATAACTATCATAATCATTCATTGATGTTCCTAATTTAATTTGAGGTGCTGGAATTGGGTCTCCTTGTCTTTTAGGTTTGAAAAATTTAATTTTATTAACTAATAAATAAGATGGTAAATTTAAAGCATTTATTTGAGCATTTGATAACTGTTTCATTTGTCCTTCTTCATAATAAAAAGGTCTATTAGTCATTTCATAAGTTTTCTTACCTGCTGGAATAACTTTCTCAAAAATAGGATTACCATTAAATGTTGGTGCTTCTGGTTTAAATCCTAAATTCATTTGAGGAGCATCTGGATAAAATTCTTCAAATCTACTAATTCTATTTGTTAATTTACCAAGTCTTTGATGTTTTAATTTACCTTCCAAATATGTTTGAATTGCTTCAGGTGTTGCTTTTCCAATAGCAATTTCACCTTCTTTTAATCCAACAGGAACAGTTTCAATTTCCTGTTCTATTTGTTTGATACCTTCTCTACCTTTCACAATTGATGCTAATACTTCTTGCATTTTTTCTAAACTTCTCGCATCCATTAATCCTAATGTATTTTTCAACATTGATATTTGTATAATTAAATTTTCATAAGCAGTTCCACCTTCAATTGGAGGTTGTTCAACATCTTCAACTAATCCATCACCTAAATCACCTGCTTCACGATTAATTTGTTGATTTAATTCAGCACCATATTTTCCTATATTAACATCGGCATCACTTAAAAACTTAACTGTTGGTATATGATATGTTTTCAATAATCTTTCAATATCTTTAAATATTCTATTCTTTTCTAATGTTGGAAAAGCATCTATACTTGTAATTTGAAGTTCTTGAGGTAAATTTTGTTCTAATGTCATCAATTGATGATTAATAGTATCAATAGTTCCTTTATTTAAATTAACAGGTAAAATAGCAGAATTAAATGTTTGAATAAGTTTTTGAATTAATTCTTTAGTTGGGAATACACCTTTAACACTTGTTGCATTTCTTTGGAAATAATCTTCAGTCTTTTGAGATGATAATTTTAATCCAAGTGTTTCATCTAATTCAGCAAATAATTCATCTAAATATGTGAGCATAACTTTAGCATCCAATAATTTTGGATTAAATCTTTCACTAACATCTTTCTTAATGAATGGGAAATTTCTGTTTAATTTATAAAGATTAGCAACACCATCTTTTCTTTGTTTTAAGTTTTCTGCTATTGAAGCAGATACAGCATAATCCATACCTAATGAAACTAAATTATCAATAGCACTTTTTTCTTGAAATAATATATCTTTTTCAATTTCCATAGGTGTTTTATATTGAGGTGGAACAGGAGGTGGTTTATTTGGATTTTGATAATTTGAAACTCTATCCTCCAATAGTTTTTCATTGTCAATCATTAACTGCAAGTATTCTGCTTGTAGTTTTCTGGCGTTTTCTAAATCTTGAAATGTTTTAATATTTCTTATTAGCATTATATAAATATTAATAAGAAAAAAATTCTTTATAGTTTAATAAAATTCTAAATATTTTTATGAAATATCATAAATTTCATTAAAGTTTTTTCTAAATCTATCACTTAAAGGAGCATCTAAATCAACTAATAGAAAATCCTGTTTTTCCTGTGTTGAATTCTCATACAATTTTTTCAATTCTGGTTTTTCTACACCTAATGTATATTCACCCATAATTCTATACAAATCTTTTAATGATGACACTTGTTTGATAATTAAGTAATTTAAATTTTGTCTAATAATTCTTGGAACACGATAATATGATTGTGAAATGTAAATTAATGAACAATTTAATTTTCTTGCTCTTATAAAATATTCTTCCAATGCTGATTGATTTTTTTCTAATACTAAATCATCCATAACAATAAGTGTTTGGTCATCTTTATCAATATCTTCATCAAGATTTGGAGCATTCTCAACACCTTCACTAATTTTCAATCCTTTTTTACCTAATTTTTCTTCAAGATAATTATATAGTGGTTCATCTTTATTTTTAGTTATTATAAATATGTTATTAAATGTGTTATCCATATTATGTATAATATTTAATAATGTTTGAGTTTTTCCAGCACCAGAATTTCCAATAATTAACATTCTAAATGGTATTTTTAATCCGTGTATATGAAAATTAGGATTATGTTGTTTCATTAAGAATTTTTTAGGTATTTCTTTATACCAATCAACTAATTCCGCTTTTCCAGATTTTTTTGTTTTAGAATTTTTTAAATCCATTATTATATATAGTTATAAAAGAAAAAAATATGTTATTTTTAAAATATTTTCTATTATTAATATATAATAAATATGAGTGTTTATCCACCACCTATAGAAAATGTGCCTATATTCAATCCATTTAATTATGTTGGAAGTGGTGCAGGAAATGCATCGTTAGATTACCCTATTGCTCAAGGACTTGAAATTTTTCCTGATGGAGTTCAATTCGGTGATGGAACAATACAGACTTCTGCATCTAATTCTCAAGTTATTGGAAATGGTGCTTGTTTTACATATAATTTTTATACTGAAAAAAATTCAAGTTCAGCAACAGGTTCAAATATGAATGTTTTTAAAATTGTTTTAACAGGAGGAACTCCATCTGCTCAACAATTCAAACCAAGTGATTTAATTTATTTAAAAGTTGTGATGACAGGAATGATTTATATTTCTGGTTCTGGTTGGAATAATCAAATGATTTTTGATGGTGTATGGATTTTAAAACCTTACGCATTGTGTTATTTAGCATCTGGAACAATTACAAATGCTACAGGTTCATCAGGTTCTCCAATGAATGGTTCTGGTGTTGGTTATTCAGGTAATATATTAAATCCATTTAGTGCTAATGTTGGTCAATATTGGGCATCATATTCATCAATAAATTCTGGATGGGGTTCAGGTTCAAATAATGGAGTTAGTTGTTTAATATCAAATCAAGGTATTGATGGAAATGGTTCGTATAATTGTTCAATGATGATGCAAATTAATACAGGTAATCAAGATGCAGGAGGTAATACAAGATTTCAAAATTGTTCTGCAACTGTTCAAGTAATGTATTGTCCTCCTTTACGAGATGCTACATATCCATCATTACAAATACAAGGATTTTCAGGAACAGGTAATACTTCTACAAATACATCAAATGTTTCTTATGCAAATATTTAAAATCAATAATAAATAAATTAATATATAATAATTTTTTATATCTTATTATTATATAATAATATGAGTGTTTATCCACCACCTAAAGAAAATGTCCCCATATTTAACCCTTTAGATTATGCAACTAATGATACAGCAATCACAAAAGAATATGCTGATAATCATTATGTTCAATATCCTGTTGCTCAAGGGTTTGAAACATTTACAAATACATTAAATGAAGGAGATGCTACAGTTGAAGGTAATATATACGCAAATAGCAATATAATTCTTGCTGGAACTTATTTAAAATATCCTGATTTAACACAACAAACATCTGCTTATACAGGTGCTAAAGCATTAGCAGGTTCATATACTAACACAAATATGACAGTAGATGCTAACGGAAAAATAACTGCTTTATCAAATGGTTCTGGAGGTTCTTCTGCATTTACATTAACATCAAATGCTGTTGGAACTAATAGTTGGGTTTTTACAATACCTAATTCTTATGGTAGAGCATTCACCTTTTCATTATATACTGATACAACCCCTACAAATTCTGCAAGAAATGGATTAACAATACCAATGAATTATGGTAATGTTGGTTTAAATGGAGGATTTATTTATGCTACAGGAAATGCTGTTTATCAACCATATTCTGCTACATCTCAAACACAGATAACATATTGTGCTGGTTATCAACAACAATATACAATTAGTGCTGGTGGTGGTGGATATGTAATGAATATAATAAACTCAATGGGAGGTGTATTTAGTATTGCTATTACAACAAGTTCTGTTGGTCAAAATACAACACCTTGCCCACCTACTGCATCAGGAGGTTTTACAACTATTTATACAATTACTTCTTCTGTATCTGTTGCGAGTTGTAATTTGAAATTGGTTGGTCAGGTTGTTGCTTCATAGATTTTTCATATATTTCATTTATTTCTTTACACGCTGGAGTTATACACGGTTCTTTTTTAAATTCAGGAACAGGCATAGGTTTTGGTATGTAATCATTTAATTTATCCATACTTTATATAATTATATAAGAAATTAATTATATAAAAAATTTTATATCTTTATATATTATATAATGAGTTTTATTCAAGACAATTCTACTTATACAGGATTAGTTCCAAATCAATTATTAGCATTATCAAATACAGGTGATAATGGAATAGAAGTTGGTGCTAATGGTATAAATTTAGGAACGAATTTAAATACTACACCAAATAATATTTTAATAAATGGTAATGGTTTTCAACAAACTACAGGTTCAGGATATTCTGTTTCATTTCAAAATTTATATAATGCTAAACAAGCATTACAGGCAGTTAATGTTCCTCCTAATGCAACCACATTTTCTGTTAGTGATACAATTCTTATACAAAATGGTTCAAATAGTTTAACACTTGATGAAAACAATATTTTACATAATGCTACAGTAGGTAATGACTTATCTATTTCTTCAAATCAAAACCTTACCATTAGTGCTGATAATATTGATATTGGAGCAACTGAAATTATATATCCTACCCTTGCTACACCTGCTAATACTCGTATTAATTCTGCTGGACGCATTACAATAAATAATAATGGTGGTGGTTCTACACCTTTGGTTTCATTAAATCAAGTATCCGCTACTGGTGGGATACTCACAGAAGAGGTTTATAACCAAAGAACAGGTGTGGTTGGTGAGTTTGCAAGACAAAGTTTCTACGCCAAAACAAATACAGGAGCAAAAGCAGAGTTCGCAAGAATAAACCAAAACTCACAGGTTTTAACTACTGGTGCTATTAAAGGTCGTATAGATTTCTCTGTTGGTAATGGTGCTGGATTAAGCAATTATTTTTCGTTGAATGCAAATACAGGACAGGTAGATATTAATAATTCAACATTACACTTAAACAATAACAATATTTCTAATGTGAATACTATTTCTACTCCAGTATCAAATTATTACGCCAAACAAGTTGCTCCAGTTTTTTTACACGCTCATACAAATATTACGAATAATATAGAAGATAATGCGAGATATAACGCTTTTAATGCTGGAAGATATGCTACTTGGGAACAAGCAACCAGTATTGGTGATTTTAGTGGAACAGTAGAAAATATTACTGCTTCTCAATATGGTTTCAATAGTTATTGGTGGGTAGGAACTTCTATTGGTAATGTTTATTACTCAACTGATAGTGGTGCTACTTGGAACTTCGTATATAATTTTGGTGGTAGAATTAACTGCTTTCAAACCTATAATAGTGGTAGTAGTATGATGATTGGAGGACAATTTACAGGAACTTACAATTATATTGCTTCTATTGATACAAGTTTGGCGATTACTGACCCTACTGGATTTGCTGGTTTAAATAGTGAGGTCAATTGTATTTACGAAGATACCGCACATTCTGTTCTGCTTATTGGAGGTGCTTTTACAGCATTCTACGGCAGTTCAGGAACATTTTTGGGATTTGTTGCTTATTCTTGGGGGTCTGCTTCTTGGTATTCTTTGAATAATACTACTGGTGCTGGATTTACTGGTGGTGCGGTTAAAAGTATTACTTTTGATAGTGGTAATAACTTTGTTATTGTTGGAGGTGATTTTACAGACGAGAATATAACTGGTTCTAATCTTGGAATACCTTACCTTTTTACTTTTATAACACCTGACGGATATACAGTAAGTAGTTATTTTAGTGTTGGTTTTACTTTGAGTAATGTAGTAAGTAGTGTTTTAATGTATAGTGGTGAAGTAATGGTTGGAGGTCAATTTACTAATTCGGCAGGTCAAGGTAGTTGCACTACGAATTATGGATTTAAAATGAATTGGGGTGGTTCGTCTTGGAACTTAACCGATTATCCTATATATCAACCTCAAAATTATATCAGTTCAATAACTTATAATGCTAATACAGGTGTTTATTATACGATAGAACAGGGTAATATAATTTACAGCGGTGCTACGCAATTACCAACCCCAATGCCAACAGGTTCTTCTTGGAATTGTATTGCTTATAACGGCAGTTCAACATATTTCGCTACGGATAATCAAACAGGAGTAGGTTTTTTGTTTTATCAATTGAATAATAGTTTGGCGATTAATATATCGTCTATTGGTGCTTCTTTCATAACTTATTCAGGTTCTTATAATAATTGTGTTTTACTTGGTTATGGGTCATCTGTTGAAATGATGTATTATAATGGTTCTTGGTGGTGTATAAGTCAAAATGGTAGTATTTTCAATTAAATTTAAATCTAATATAAATATATAATGTTAAGTGAAGTTTTTTGGGTTGCATTTGTTAGCACAATTTCAGGTATGTTAATTAAAATAGCAAGTATGTTATACAAATCAAAATGTAAAGAATGTTCAATGTGTTGTTTTAAGATTATTAGAGATGTTGATTTAGAAGAGAAAGAAAATGAATTTGAGATAACACATAAAATAAATGGTGAAGAAAATAAAAGTATAAATAATATTTAAATTTTAAAAATATTTATATGTTATTATATAATATATAAATGTCTTTACAACAAAGATTTCCAAGTGATGATGATATTTGGACATATTCAAATCCTATAGTAGCACAACAAACTGCTTTTAAAAAATATGGTAATACAGCAATATTATATAGAAGTAAAGCAAAAAATAAAAAATATGCTATATTACATCCAAATGGTAAGATTGTAAATTTCGGTCAAATGGGTTATGAAGATTTTACAAAACATAATGACCCTATAAGAAGATTACATTATTTACAAAGAACTGCAAATATGAAAGGTAATTGGAAGGATGATGGATATAGTGCTAATAACTTATCAAGAAATATTTTATGGTGAAATACCATTATTTTCAGGTCTTTCAGGAAATGAACGAACAATCATACCACCTATTTTTTCAGGTAAAAATTCAGGTAAATTTTTGTATCCTTTTATTTTTTGTTTTAATTCATATTGTTCTTTCAATCTCTTTTTAGGAATTTCTTGCATCAATGTTGGTGTTTTATCATTTACTTTTACAGTAGGACGAAAAACAGGATAAGCATCATCATTGTAAATACCTAATACAGGATTTACATCAACCCATTTTTCTTGAAACCATCTTTTTAAGTTCTTTTGTTTGTTATCATCTCTATATGGTGGAGTATCTTCACCATATTTCTTTTTAAATTGTTGTTTATAATGTTTAACAATAGCACCTGATGCAAATGCTGAATTTTTTTTATATCTTGACATTATAAAGTCTTTTGCTTCTTGGTATAAACCACTATCTGTGGGTTGAGGCATAATTTATATATAATTATATTAGAATAAAATTTCTTATTATATAATATAATAATATGGAACAATTTAAAAACTTAAAATATTATGCTAAAAAGTATGGTATAAGTGTTATGAAAGGAGGAAAATTCAAATCAGTTAATACACTTGCTAATGATATATATAAATACGAAGTCAGTAGAGGTATTAAAAATGGATTTTATCCTTTCCTTGCCTGAAACTGGTAAATCCTATCAACCTAACTGGTAAATGATGGAAAAGGATATAAGCAAAAGGACTTAACAAAAAAATTTTTTAAAATCATTGTTAAGTTATATATAAATGATTGTTTATTTTTATTAATGTTTTTCAATAAAGTTTTTTATTAATATAACATTTATGTTAATAAAAAAATTAATGTAATTTATAAAATTTAATGTTCATAACATATTAATATTTTTTCATCGTCCAAATCTTCAATAAAATTAAAATTTAATAAATCATTGATTGAATTAAATCTAAAATAATTATGTTTAAAAGTTTCTAAATCTAACATATTAAAAATTTTATTTGGTTTTTCGTGTTGTAATGCAATTTTTAATAATCTTATTGTCTCTTTCTTCATTCCTTTTTTAAAATCATTCTTAATATAATATTCATCTTTTAAACATCTTTGATAATCTTCTATATTTGGATTAATTAAAATAATGTTTTCATTAATATAATCATTTGTTCTTTCTTCTAATTCTTGATTATTTGAAATTTCATAATTTAATTTAAATTTGTCTTTGTTTCTGTCATCTGTCATAATACATTTAAAAAAATTATCTTCTTCAAAATATAAATATATGTGATAATCGTCATTAGTATTTTTTCTAATTGATTTATATAATTTATAATACAATTGATAATTTTTAACAAATTTTTTATAATCTGTTTCATCTCTTGCAAAATCATAAATTAAATTTTGGATTTCTTGGGGTAAGTTAAAAAAGCGGTTTTTTTGTGTGATAGACATCTTATATATATATACTATATATTTTTATTTCTTTAAATCAATTTTTTTAAATTATTATTTATTAAATTAAAAATTAATTTATATTAATTTTTTAAAAATTTGAAAATTTTCTTATATTATTTTTTAATTAAATATAAATGTATTTAATTAAAAATATATGTGTATTATAAAATTATTTATTCATAAATATAAATATTGTTTAAATCTTTATCAAAATTATTAAATAAATTTTTGTTTTCTTGACTTCTATAAAAATCATTAGACATTAAATAATATCTTTCATCTTCATTAAAATAGGCGTTTTGTGCTACTTCTTCCAAAAATTCTAATGTCTGGGTGTGTTCTAATCCGTCGGTGTTTATGCATTCATCATAAAAATCATTAAAACATTCATTATTAATATTTTGTTCATAACTGTTATATATAAAACCTAATAATTTAAATAATTGTTTATTATCTTGTTTGTCTGTTGATGCTTGAATAATTAACTCAAAAATATTTTCATCAATTACATCAATAAAAGGTTCTACAATATGATTAAATAAAAAGTTTGTATTAAAATAAAATAAATTTTCTTGAATGTGTTCAAAAAATCTTTCTTTTAGTTCGTCATTTGTTTTAATTTCAAAATCAAAAGATTTAATTTTATAAACATTCTTGTTATTTTCTTTTTTAGTCTCTAAATAAATAAAAATTAGTTCATCATCTCTTAAATAATGATTAAAATCTTTTTCAATAGTCTTTTTATTATGAATGAATTTAATATTAATGTCTTTTTCTTCTGTGTGTCTTTTAAAATTATTTGTCTTACATTGTGGGCATCTTTTAGGGTTTATTTTATTGAAACATTCAAAACAACATTTTAAATTAAAACAATTAACACACTTTATTTTATCATCTTCATTTTCTTGAAAATCAGTTAAACAAATGCAACACTCATAATTTTTAAAATTATTTTGTGGGTTCATCTCTTTGAAATTTTTTAAATATCTTTTTTGTCCTCCTGATTTGATATAATTAAATAAATCATTGATTGAAATATAATTAATATGTTTGTCTTTTACTGCAATTTTAAAAGGAAATTTAAAACCTTTTCTAATAAAATAATATGACATCATAAAAATTTTATTTCTTAATTTGATGGTAAAAGATGAATAAATTAAATTTATTGTAAGTCTTAAAATTTCACTTTCTTTTTTATCATTATCATCAATGATTTCATTATAAATTAATTCATCCATAATATTGGTTTCATCAATGTTAAAAACGAAATTATTATTGATAAAATTCAATAATTGAGGGTTAGACATTAAAAAATTTCTAACGGTGAGAGGTGCGACGACTTGAGCAACTGGGGCGACAACTTGAGCGACTGGGGCGACTTGTGAGGGGTTTTGAGTTCCTGACATCTTGTATATATATATACTATATATTTTTATTTCTTTAAATCAATTTAATTAAAAATTAATTTATTAAATTAAATTAAAATTAAATATTTCTATATATTTTTTTTTTCCTAAAGTTTTAAAAAAATTTTCTTATATATTTTTTAAAATTCTATATATTAAAATTTCTTTATATATTTTTTTCTTTAAATTATTTTATTTTTTAAAAAATGAACGCATTAAATAAAATAATTTTTAAAAGTGAAACAGCGGACAAACTCCAATAAATTATTTTAAAAAAGTGCATAAGGCGACCAATACCAAATTTTTATATCATC